AATCTTAAATCCAGATGATATACTGAGCGTCTAATATGACAGAAAATAATCAAGCAGAAGATCTAGAGATCGAAATTAACGTCGAAGAGGACGCTGTTGTTGAGGCAAAAGCTAGTCCTGATGACGAACTAGAGACTTATACTAAGTCGGTTTCTAAAAGAATTAACAAGCTGAACGCCAAAACGCGGGCAGCCGAAGAAAGAGCTTCTATGGCTGAGCAAATAGCGCGGTCGCGTGAAGCTGAAATACACGCTCTTAGAAATCATTCACAAATACAAGCCGGCACCGTTATACAAAATCAAGAAGCAGCAATTATTGCTAAAGAACAGCAAGCTGATGATCTTTATAAAAAAGCGGTTCAATCTGGCGATGCAGATTTAATGAGCAAGGCGGACACTTTAAAAAGTGATCTGAGCATACAAAAAGAAAAAATTAGGCTTGCTAAAAATAGACAGGCGAGCGAACAAGCTCAATATCAACAGGCAATACAACAGCAGCCCGTACAACAACAACAGGAACCCATTGTAGAACCAACGACGCAAGCCCTGGGTTGGTATGAAAACAACAAATGGTATGGAGATGCCGAGGACCAGGGTAACCTAGAAGCTACCCAGTACGCATATTTCCAACACTACAACCTTATCAATGAAGGCCATGAGCCAGATTCTGATGAATATTATGATGAGTTAAATAACCGAGTTTATAAAGTTTACCCACATTTGCAGAATGCAAATGTTGAAAGTAAAGACGCGCAAAGCGAAGCTAAACCCTCTGTGCAAAGAGTTGCTTCCGCCACTGTAGGCAGTGGTCGTCAAAAAACACAAGGCAAAAAAAATGGCGTTACGTTTTCCAAGTCAGAAGTAGAGCGCCTTAGAGGACTAAAGCCGCACAACATGAGCGAAGACGCTTGGTTGAAGCGAGTGGCAGTTGAAAAGCAACGAATTGCATCTAGGGAGGCAATGTAATGACTGAAGAAAAAAAAGTAGCAGATAGAAATGCTCGTGATTCCGAGACGCACGATAAAGAAACTCGTAGAAAACCATGGCGACCCGTAAGAAGGTTAGAAACACCGCCGCCTCCTCCAGGGTATACATACCGTTGGATTAGGGAGTCAATGTTGGGAAAAGAAGATCGCGCAAACGTCAGTAGACGTTTAAGAGAAGGATGGGAACTCGTAAGAGGGACTGATCTTCCTAGTGATTGGGAATTACCGACAGCGGATGAACATAGCCGACATGCTGGGATCGTTTATAATGATGGGTTACTTCTTGCCAAAATACCTAATGAAACTATTAAAGAGCGCCACGATTACTACGAAGGTATATCTCGTGATGCTGTGGGTGCGTTAGACAATACAATGTTTAATGAAACCAGAAAAGATGGTCGATATGTTAAGTATAATCCCCAAAGGGATTCAAGAGTATCCTTCGGCAAAAAATAACCGGTGCAGAAATGCACTTAACCAATAATCTATAGGAGACTAAAATGGCGAATAAAGACGCTTCTTTTGGACTAAAACCTGTAAAAATGATTGGTGGGGCCCCGTATAATGGCGGGCAGTCACGTTATAGAATTGCTTCATCTTATGGAACTGCGATTTACCAAGGCGACTTGGTTATGCAAGTCACTGGTGGTGGTGTAGAAATACATGCCGTTGGTGGAACTGTTCCATTGATTGGGGTATTCAACGGCTGTTCATATACAGACCCAACATCAGGCGAACAGGTTTTTAAAAACTATTATCCAGCTAGTACAGCTGCTTCTGACATCATTGCTAATATCATTGACAACCCCATGGTTGTTTTTGAAATTCAAGCGGACGAAGCTTTCCCTGTTGCAGACTTGCTGGGCAACTTTGATACTATCAAAACTAACTCTGGGTCTACCAAAACTGGTATTTCTGGAGACGAGGTTGATGTATCTACAGGTGCAACAACTGCAACTTTACCCCTGAAAGTGATTGACATTTCTCAGGATCCCAATAACCAAGACGTAGGCTCTTCCAACACCAATGTGTATGCTGTTATACAGAATCATGTGTTTGGTGCGAAGGCTGCCGGTCTAGCTTAATAAGGAGATAACTAATGGCTATTTCAAGAGCACAATTAGCAAAGGAGCTAGAACCAGGTCTGAACAGTTTATTCGGTTTGTCATACGATGAGTATACAAACGAATACGCTGAAATCTTCTCAGTCGAAGACTCACAACGAGCCTTTGAGGAAGAAGTTTTAATCACAGGCTTCGGCGGCGCTCCTACAAAAACGGAAGGTGGTTCGGTTGATTTCGACCAGGCTACTGAAAGTTATACAAGCAGATACACGCACGAAACAATCGCGCTTGCATTTGCTTTAACAGAAGAGGCTGTAGAGGATAATCTTTACGACTCTTTGGGTAAACGATATACAAAAGCACTGGCGAAATCGATGGCTAACACCAAAGAAGTCAAGGGTGCAGATGTATTGAATAACGCATTTTCCTCGTCTTACACAGGCGGCGATGGCTTATCTCTGATTAACACTGCGCACGTCCTAGCGGGCGGTGGCACAGCTGCGAACAGAGCTACATCAATGGCGGATCTCAATGAGACGAGCCTTGAAGATGCCCTAATCGACATCAGTGACTTCACCGATGATCGTGGTTTAACAATCTCTGTCCAAGCAGACAAACTTCTGGTTCCAAGTGAGCTGGTTTTTGTGGCCGACAGGATCTTAAACTCACAGGGAAGACCAGGAACAGCTGATAATGACCTGAACGCAGTTAAGAACACAGGTGTTCTTTCCGGCGGTTACACAGTTAATCATTATCTAACTGATCCAGATGCTTTCTTTATCCTCACTTCTGTAACACAACAAGGCGAAGGCCTGAAGATGTTCCAAAGAAGCTCGATGGAGACATCAATGGAACCTGACTTTACGACTGGTAACATCCGTTACAAAGCAAGAGAGAGATATTCTTTCGGGTGGAGTGACTGGAGAGGTATCTACGGATCGCAGGGTGCATAATTACGGGTAACAGCGTTTACTGTTATAGAAAGGGGCCTTCGGGCCCCTTTTTTTATGCCTAAATTAGTTAACATATATTTGTGTAAAAACTTGCATATAACGACACGATATGTATAATTAACTTGTAACTAACAAAAACCGGAGAGAAAAAATGAGAGAAAAAACTTTAATCAAAAAAATCAACAGACTAATGCCAGAAGCTAAAGCAACTCCATTGTCTGAATTTTACGATAACCCAGAGGTTGAGGGCATTTGGTTTAGACAAGAAGGCAATGAGCACTCAGATGGACTTCCCATTTACGATTGTTATTGTGAGTTTGGAATACATATAGATACTGATGGAGTGCATGGCGAGTTATACAAAATCCTAGAGGCTGCTGGATGGTATGCCGAACCTTACGATGCTGGCACTCTAATGGCTTATGAGGGGTGACAATGGACTTAAACCTAAATTGGTCTAAAGGTAAAAAGCAGTCGGACGGTCGGCTGCTTAAAACCGCTAAGCCTACGGAAGAGTTTTGGGCGCTTTGGAGAGTTAAAAAAAGGGCTCTCAAAAAAGCCGGTTACGCAGTTAGCAAGATTGATGACGCCTGGCTAGTTACACAAACGGTTGATGACAACGCTGCAATTGAGCAGTCAGCGGCCACTACCTCAGACATGGAAATACCTGTGCCAGACGGCTTAGCTTACCTTCCGTTTCAAAAAGCGGGCATAGCTTATGCGTGTGAGCGTAAAAATACGCTTATCGGCGACGAGATGGGATTGGGCAAAACCATCCAGGCGATTGGCATAATTAATGTGGTAACCCCAAAAACAGTGTTAGTTATTTGCCCAGCGTCTTTAAAGCTTAACTGGAAAAGCGAAATGAAAAAGTGGTTGGTTGCTGAGCGCACCATTGATGTTATTAATGGGGGTGGTGACCAGATACCGGCTAACCCTGACGTGGTTATTATCAATTATGATGTGCTTACAAAGCACGCCAAGGCGCTACAATCTAGGACCTGGGGCGTGGTTATTATGGATGAGGTTCACAAGATCAAAAACCCTAAAGCCAAGCGTACAATTATGGCCGTTAGCATCAAGGCGCACCGTAAAGTGTTGCTCACAGGGACCCCAATAACTAACAGGCCAATTGAGTTACAGCCAATAGCTGGCTACTTAGACCACGATAGTTTTGGCAATTTTTTCTATTTTGCTAAAAAATATGCCGGTGCTTACAAGGGCAAATTTGGCTGGGACTTTAGCGGATCTTCTAATCTAGATGAGCTGCAAAGAAGATTGCGCCAGGCTTTTATGATCCGCAGAAAAAAAGATGAGGTATTAAAAGACCTTCCAGCAAAAGTGCGCCAGGTAATAGTTTTACCCAATAAGTCTTACAGCGAAGAGCTAACCAAGGAGTTTGAAGCACTGTCTGACGCCGTAGAAGAAACCAGCTTTGAAGAAGTGTCGTTTGAAAAAATGTCTGGAGTTAGGCATGAAATGGCTTTGGCAAAAGTTAATGACATTGTTGACCACCTTACTGACCTGGAACATCAGGTAGTTGTTATGGCGCATCATAAAGACGTAGTAGAGGGCATAAAAGAAGGGTTAGAAGCAGTTGGCAGGTCCGTTGTTACTTTGACTGGCGACTGTAATCAAAAGCATCGACAAAGCTCTATAGACACCTTTCAGGACGGCAAAGCCGATGTCTTTATAGGTACAATCGGAGCTGCGGGCGTTGGAATCACGTTGACTAAATCAAGCCATGTGGTTTTTGCAGAGCTAGATTGGGTGCCTGGTAATATGAGCCAGGCGGAAGATCGCTGCCACAGGATTGGCCAAGAAGATTCAGTGTTAGTACAACACCTAGTTGTTGACGGATCTATTGACGCCAGAATGGCCGAGGCTTTGGTTAAAAAACAAAAAGTTTTAGACAAGGCTTTAGATAACGTACAAATGCTAGATCAAAGCATATCTATTAACGATTTAGCGGTTGGCGTTAAAGAAGTAGAAAAGATCTTTCACAATAAAAAATTGAAGTGCTTCAATGACGAGATAGTTGATGCCATGAAAGCCTGTGCAAGTTTCTTGACAGCAAAATGTGATGGCGCCAAAGATCTTGATGGGCAGGGCTACAACGGCCTGGACAGTCGTTTTGGCAAGTCAATTTCTGAGCAATTAATCTGGACCCCAGCAGTACAGCACGCGGCCAAAAAAATGTTAAGAAAATACAGAGAACAATTGCATCGAGGCGGGTTGTCTGTAGAATATAAGTCTATCTACTAATCCACTTGGTAGAAGACTACTAATCCCCTAGTAGAAGAGCTAAAGATAAGGGACCTTCGGGTCCCTTTTTTTGTTCACCACTTTTTTTTTAGTTTAATGTTTTTGATGCTATACTCGTAAACGGGACTAGGATTATTAAACAGTCTATCGACCGGCCTAGCGGACATTTGCCAAGACGATAGATCAATTCTCTTAGGAGGGAATTATGGCTAACACAACATTTAATGGACCGGTTAGGTCCGAAAACGGCTTTGAGCAAATTTCTATTGCGGCCAAAACAGGCACGGTTACCACAAATCTAGATGTGGACACCAGCGGTAACTTAGTTACTACTGGGTATGTAAGTGCTTACTCGAATATCAGCAGCATTACAGATGCTACCAAATCAGTAGAATCCACTGATTCAGGTGCTGTTTATACCCTTAACAGGGCAGCAGGTATTGTGGTAACACTACCAACTGCTGTGGCTGGGCTTAACTATACATTTATAGTAGGCACAACCTTTACAGGTGCAGGACAAATTAATACAGACAATTCCAGTGATTTATTCTCTGGTTTTGCTCATCTGTTTGACCCAGCAACTGCAACAGACATGAATACATTTATTCCTGATGCCAGTAATGACGACACCATTGATTTGGGAACGGCAGGGCAAGGTTGGCTTGTAGGCGGAATTATTCGCCTAGTGGCGACCAGCGCAGCAGTCTGGCATTGCGAAGCCTTTCTTCATGGCGACGGTACACTAGCTACTCCATTTGAGTAAGGAGTAAATTATGGGAACTAGACTAACTGGCTCAGACGTAAAGGCGGTTAATATAACCGCCGATACGGTGGCTTTGGATGCCGATGGGATATCAGTAGCAGCAGCCGTTGGAAATAACGCAGCGCTTACAATAGGCGGGGCCTTAGCAAGCGGCGGGTCGGTAACTCTATCGCACGGTAGAATAGTTACAATTCTTTCTGCTGGCGATGATTCTGCAATATCATTCACTGTGGTTGGCACTGACGTTGACGGCGATGCCCAAACAGAGTCAATAACAGGAGCAAATGCAGGTACAGCGACTGGTGCAGTTTATTTTTTAACTGTCACGTCAATTACAGCTGTGGGTGACCCAGCTGGTAACGTCTCTGCTGGCGTGAACGCTTCCGCAGCAGATGTCATCTGGGCGGGTAGGGCTAGATTCCAGGGTATTAATCTTGTATGCACAGGAACGGCTGGAGTGTTAGATTTTCTAACAACAAGCC